AAGGCATTCTTTTTGTACAGACTGACTAAAATTTATGCCTAAACAATAAATCCCTCAGGTTTTTACGTTGACCCATTTACGGGCAGCAGAACGAATTGTGTAAGATAGAACGGCGGCAAAAATGTTGTTGCGGTTTGTTTATCAGCGAGTTAAACGGAAACGGGCTTTCATGCGAACGCAAAACGAAATGTGACATTGCTTTACAAACGCTTTACGTCTAAACGGCCTAAACGCGGGCTTTAAATACGTATTTGTTACATCACACTATAAATATCACCTAAACGGGGCTGGAATAGGCTGTAAAGGCTTATTTTGGCCTTTTTTTATGCCTGTTTAGGCGTTTAGAAATCTGTTTAAGTACCCATTTAGACGGGAAAAACAAGCGGTTTCAGAATCTCTTTCTCAAATGTTAAAAAGGGGGTTGGGGATACCTTTGGGGATACCAGTTGGGGATACCCTTTTTTATTTATTTTACGCGAGAAATAAAAAGTTGGGGATACCTTTTTAACTGGTTTTAAGTCGTGTGTTTGGTAGGAGATTGCTTTTTCATTGTCTTATTTGTGTGCTTTAGTCTATATTTTGATATAGATAGTATTATATATTTTCGCATTGATTATGCTGTAAAATTAATGTAAGTTGCTGATTTATAGTGTTTATTTGGATGATAATACGTATTTTTACGGTGAAAACGTGTGTGTGCGTGTGGAAATGATGCAGAATAGCATAATAAGGATAGTGCGGAAGAGCTCCCGGGTAAGCTGCTTCAGATTCCGGTTCGAGTCCGGGTTCTGCCCCAATACTTTGTGATTTTGCGTTTTTATAGGTATTAGGTTTAAAGTGAACGCTCCCGGTGAAAGTCCGGGAGCTTATTTTGAATTTAGTTGTATTTATTTCTTATAATAAACGAATTCTCCTCCAGCTTCTCCGGAATCAAGGTGCATCACATTATCACTGAATGTTCCGCGCATGGTAAGTCCTTCTGTGCTTAGTGAAACATTATTTCCGTCAACTGAATAAGAACCCGATGCCGATTCGCTTGAATCAAAATCACCATCAAGATCTGTGTCAGACTGCATTTTGATATTGAATGAAGTTCCCTGGAAGGTAAGAGTCCATTTCAGATACACGATTTCCCCATATTTTTCTGTCGATTCCCAGGTAGTACCTGACAGCACTGTAGTTTCTTCATCATCAGAACAGCTTGTAATAAACATTGGCAAAATCATTGCCAGAATTAATAATAGTTTTTTCATACGTAATAAAGTGTTTAATAGAAAAAAGCCTCTGCGTTTATCCGCAGAGGTATATTTTTTATTCTGTTTCAGATTTTTCTTCAAACTCTACATTTATAGCTGTATTGTCCCACTTGTTCATTTTCTGGGTTCCTAAGTCAATCAAGAATCCGGGCCAAAAAAGGATATTCCACAAACAAGCATTATTAAATGTAGATTCAAGCATCATAGGTGATGGTTTGTATCCTTCTTTTTTTGCAATCAGTGTTTTGTCCTCACGTTTTTTCTTTATTCTAATAGTAGTAACCTGATCAGAGCCTATCTCTCCCAATTTTATATTAGTGCTTGCATCGTAGATTTTTGTTCCTTCAGGTCCGGTGAATGTAATGGCTTGTTTAGAACTGCTGAACAGCGTGCAACATGATGAGAACGAAACTGCTGCGACTAATAATAAGATTATTTTTTTCATTTTGTTATAATGTTTAGTAGTTAAAAGAACTTCCTGATACTTCCCAAAACAGCATATACTTTTAAAATCATGCTAATGGGGATTTCCTGCTCGCAGAACTCTTCGCTTTTGTTCGAAGGGATGAGCCGGACAAAACCTTCTTTTTGGCTTAACCTGACTCTTTTTACTGTGCGGTATTCCTCTGTGACAATGCCGTATATTTCTCCGGCTGGGAGATACTGGATAGGTGTCGTTACTTCACGAAGTGCGATAATGTCACCATTGCTTATCTCCGGTTCCATTGAGTGTCCAGTAAGGTTGCACCATATCACTCCTTCCTGATTGTAGGGAGGATAATTAATATAGAAGTCAGGATTCCTAGTCTGATCATTTATGATTATATCAAAACCACCTATGAAATCCACATTAAAATAGGGTGCTCCTTCATGTAGCTGATTAACTGATGGTAGCTGGTTTTCTTTTTTCTCTGATTCTGAACGGAGCATATTCCCTTCTCCGGTAAGTAGCCATGCCGGTGAATATTGGGGATAATTTTCAACTAATATCGAAATCCACTTAGATTGAATATCCGTTCCATTATTGATTGCACGTGATAGAACACCTTTGCTCGCCCCTATACTTCGTTCTAAAGCACCTATTGTTATGCCTTCGTTGGATGCTATTTCTTGTATTCTTGATAAAATATTTCCCATAAAGTTGAAAATTATCCCTTTTTACTTGTTTGGTTGAAAATTATCCCATACATTTGCAAAGTATTCCAATAGGAACACGCCCTAAAGGTACAAAATAAAGACTATAAAACAATAGAATTATGGCAGAAACAAGAAAACTCATTAAAGCAAGCGGTGAACTTCAGGAGGAAATCGCCGCAAAACTGAAAGTAACAACCCGTTCTGTTCGTTCGGCTTTGGCATACGATACCAATAGCCCTACAGCAAGACTTATTCGTTCGTATGCATTGAATCACGGAGCGGAACTATACGAGCTGAAGAAACTGGAAAATCCGTATGCGGAAGTTATTAACCTTTAAAAAAAATCTGTATGAATCTTACAAAGTACTCCTCTAAGAACATCGAATCACAGCTTGAACATGTATGCGAACTGATAGACTTAGTGAAAGGTGATAGAGGATTTCGCGAGGCTGTTCAAGACGAAGAGTTTTGTATGCTAATAAAGATGCAGGCGCAACTGTTCGAAGAAATTAAGAAAAGAGAAAAATATCAACCAACTGCATAAGTGATGAATCCTTGCCATTCCGGTTCGCGAGAATAGGGATGGCTCAAAACCAAAACCATAGAATCATGAAACGAATCAATACTACTACATGCTATCTGCTGCTGATACTGGCAGCAGCCATACTGAACCGACTGACAGATGGAACAATGAACTTGATTATAACCGTTACCCTTTGCCTGGCACTTATACCTGCAGCAATACGTTTGGACAGAGAGGATAAGAGAGCACAGAAAAAGGAATGAATCACACACGGCTTGCAGAACTTAGTCAGGTGGCTGCCGTCCGGGTTCAAGTCCCGGAGCCGGACTACAATCTTAACGAATTAATCATGGAAATGTACGGAAACACATTATGCGTCAGCTTTACGGAGCTTGTGGGGAGCGGACTTATCAGCCAGCCCACCTATAAGAAATACATTCGTGAAGGCAAGCTTACCCTCCTACAGCGGGGAGGTAACGGACGCGAGGCCCTGATTGCCTACCGCTCCATGCCGGAACGGCTCCGTGCAGCATACGATGACACATTCAAGAATGCATACGAGGAAATGAAACAGCGTGAGCAGGAAAAGTACATCAACACACAGATTCGGTTCGATGCCGAAGCGGTACGGTTCTTCAAGGAATTTGAGCCGCGTATCGAGCCTGCCAGACAACTGGAATACATCCTGAACGCCCAGGTGATGAACGAGATGGTGCGTACGGAGAAGGCACGCAGTGTGGAACATGCCAAAGGAGGTTTTGCCCGTCGTGCGGAAACATGGAGCAGCGTGCAGATTTGCTGTGAGCGTCTCCGCGAAATTACAGGCCACACACTGCCGAAAAATCCGGCCCGTCTGCGCGAGAAGTTCAACCAGTACAAGCGTGAGGGTTACGGAGTGCTGGTTAGCGGTAACCTGGGCAACAGTGCCGCACGCCGAATCGGAAAGGCTGAAGGTGCTCTTCTGCTGAAGCTTCGCCGAAGCAAGTTCCCTGTCTACACCGATATGCAGCTCTTTGAGGAATACAACCGTCAGGCGGTGCTTCGCGGACTAAAGACTATCAAGAGTCCTACTACGATGCACAGTTACTTGAACGATCCGGCGGTAATGGTTTGGTGGTTTTCTGCTGTTCACGGCGAAAGGGAATTCAAGAACAAGTATATGCCAACCTTCGATACGGTAATGCCGTCCATGCCTAACTCGCTGTGGTATTCAGACGGTACGAAGATAAACCTTTACTACCGTGCATACGATGACAGGCAGAAGCGATGGGTGGCACGAACCACCGATGTGTACGAGGTGATGGATGCCTGCACGGAACTGTTCCTCGGCTACTTTATCGGTGACGGCGAAAATTTCTACAACCAGTACATGGCGTACCGGATGGCACTCCAGACATGGAAGGTAAAGCCTTACGAGATAGTGACCGATAACCAGGGAGGACACAAGAAGCTGGCTTCGCAGGGATTCTTCAAGAAACTCTGCCATCTTCACAAAACCACGATGCCGCACAACGGCCAGTCCAAATCCATAGAGTCCGCTTTCGGACGGTTCCAGCAGCAGGTTCTTCACAAGCTTTACAACTTCACCGGTCAGAACATTACGGCAAAGAAGCTTTCAAGCCGTGTGAACATTGACCTGGTAATGGCGAACATTGACCAGCTTCCCACGCTGGAGGAACTGAAACAGCAATATGCCGACTGCCGCGAAGAATGGAACTCGATGCAGCATTCTACCAGTCCAACCGGCATGACCCGCAGGGAAATGTACACCGCGATAGAGAATCCGCAGGCACAGCCGCTTGATGACTATGAGGCACACGAAATCTTCATGTTGTTCTCTCAGGCTCCGGTGCAATACACCAAGGAAGGTTTCATCTTCCGCATGAACAAGCAGGAATACAGCTACATGGTGTATGGAGACGACGGACTGGTAGATATGAACTTCCACCTGCAGAACGTGGGCCGTCAGTTCCTCTACCGCTACGATCCGGAAGACATGACCCGCATCGAACTCTGGGCGGTGACTGACACGGGTGCCAAGTATGCGGCCATCGCCACACCGAAAGTCACTATCCATCGTGCCACTCAGGAACGCACCGAAGAAGAAAACGCTTATCTGTTTGCACAGCTGGATGCCAACCGCCGCACACGTGCAGCCATGCACATCGCCCAGGAGGAACTGTTTATGGAAGAAGCCATGGGCGAAGCATACACAAAGCTTCGTTTGCCGCGTCCGGTGGCTGTGAGCGAAAAGCAGCTTGACGGATACCGCGAAGAAATGAAGCGTGGCACACTGGAAGCTCCGGTACCGATGCCCGAAACGGATATTCCGGAAGAGCCTGTACTGGCAGATGAACCGCTGACCTTCGCCTCATCGGGAGACTGGACAAAGAAAGTATCGAACCTGACGTTCGATGAACTTGACAGCTTGGGAAAATTCTAACGATTTGATTAAACAATACTTAAATACCTATTAAAACAATGAAAGGATTAACAACAGAAATGAAAGAACAGGTGCGTAGCGCACTGATTGCCTACCGCTCAAATTACCCTACGTTGAACCGTGCCGCAGAAAGCTTGCAGGGCGTAAGCTCGGCCACCGTGAGCCAGCTATGCAACGGAAAGTATGAACTGATCAGCGACGAAATGTTTGTTCGTATCGCCACGCAGATAGGCTTTGCCTTTGACTCATGGAACCTTCACGAAGGAAAGACTTTTAAGGAAATCACTTTTACGCTGAGCGACGCACAGGCTTACAAGAACGTGACTTGGGTGGTTGGTGATGCCGGATGCGGAAAGACCACAGCGGCCATTGAATACCGCCGCACGCACCGAAACGTGTTCTACATCCTCTGTTCGGAAGATATGCGACGCTCAGACTTTGTGCGTGAGATAGCCAAGCAGGTAGGCGCACCTACTGACACGACCAACCTTCGCGATATGTTGGAGAACGCCATCAGCATGATTTCTTTCCTGGGAAACCCGCTGCTGGTGTTCGATGAAGGCGACAAGCTTACTGACAGTGTGTTCAACTACTTTATCAGCATCTACAACCGACTGGAAGGACACTCCGGCATCGTGTTTCTCAGTACTGATTACATCAAGCGCCGTATGGAAGCCGGTCTTCGCTACAACAAGAAAGGTTACAAGGAAATAAACAGCCGCATCGGACGCCGTTTCTTCGATGTGTCTCCCACGGAAGAGAATGACATCTACGCCATCTGTCAGGCCAACAACCTGACCGACCGTGCCGATATAGAAGAGGTACTGAAGGATGCCAAGCGAAGCGACAACGACCTTCGCCGCGTGAAACGATGTATCCACCGTCAGAAACGTATCATTGAAGCCAAAAGAGTGAATAATGAAAAATTAAAAATGAAAAACGGAGGAGATACGGATGAATAAGGAAGACAATACACCGCCCCCACAGAAAAAGAAGTTCACTTTCGACCGCAATGCGAAGGGGGTTCGTGAACTTCTGTCCATGAAGTTTGACGTGATGCAGTTTGACGGTCCCTGGTATGATGCTTTCGGCACTCCTGAACGCCGGGGTGTATGGCTCATCTGGGGAAACTCCGGAAGCGGAAAGACCAGTTTTGCCCTCCAGCTCTGCAAGTATTTGTGTCGTTTTGGGCGCGTGGCCTACGACAGCATGGAGGAAGGTGCCTGCCGCACCATGCAGGATGCCATCCGGCGAACAGGCATGATGGACGTAAACAAGAAGTTCCTGCTGATTGACAACGAGAATATGGAAGAACTCAGCATCCGCCTCCGGAGACAGAAAAGCCCCGACATCGTGGTAATCGACTCTTTTCAGTACACCCGCATGACTTATCGCCAGTACATCGACTTCAAGGAGCAGCACAAACGGAAGCTGCTCATCTTCATAAGCCATGCCGAAGGCCAGTTGCCCAACGGACGCGCAGCCAAAGGAGTGATGTACGATGCCAGTCTGAAAATATACGTGGAAGGCTTCAGGGCATTTTCGAAAGGACGCTTTATCGGTCCAGTCGGTTACTATGACATCGTTCCGGAGAAAGCCCGGCAATATCACGGAGAAGAATAATCTTTTCATTAGTGTCCACCAAAAAATCATAGAAGTTCTTTGAAATTATTGAAATTCAATTTGTTATAGGAGATTTTTGGGAGAACGGATTTGAATTTACTTTTGTGGTAATTTTCAGACCGTTATGCATAAAGACCCATATATTTTTGCCCAATTAGTTAAGTTCCTTGACCGAAGTAAATTCAATCGTATCGTTACAAAGTATGAAGGCGATAAGTATATCAAGAGCTATACATTTTGGAATCAGCTGCTTACGATGATGTTCGGTCAGCTATCCAATCGAGATAGTCTTAGAGATTTGATTGTGGCTATGGAAGCTCATGCTGGAAAACTTTACCATCTCGGAATCGGGAAGTCTGTAACTCGGAGCAATCTTAGTAAGGCTAATGAGCAACGTAACTACCGCATCTTCGAAGAGTACGCAACATTCATGATTGCCGAGGCCCGCAAGCGTAGAATCAATAAAATATTCGAACTTGACGGTCATGTTTATGCATTTGACTCTACAACGATTGATCTGTGCCTGTCAGTGTTTGAATGGGCTAAATTTCGCAAACATAAAGGCGGAATAAAGTTGCATACGCTCTACGATATTGAAGCGGAAGTACCTGCATTTGTGCATATTACACCTGCCAATATTCACGATTCAAAGGCTATGCCTGAGATTCCATATGAATCAGGAGCGCATTATATATTCGACCGAGGGTATAACGATTTCAGCAACCTTAATACAATAAATCGTATAGGTGCTTTCTTCCTTGTACGAGCCAAAACAAATGTACGGATCAAGCCTAAAACCTGGAAACGAAGATTGCCAGAAGGTGTAGTATCGGATGTAATCGGATGCTTTACGGTTTATAAAAGTTCTAAGGATTACCCTGAGGAACTTAGAAAACTCATCATTGAAAATCCTGAAGACGGTACACGATACATCTTCCTGACAAATAATCTTGACGCATCTGCAGAGTTTATATCATCGCTTTATAGAAACAGATGGAGTGTTGAACTGTTCTTCAAATGGATAAAACAACACCTCAGGATTAAGAAGTTCTGGGGAACATCGGAAAACGCTGTACGCATACAAATCTATTGTGCGATAATCACTTACTGCTTAGTAGCAATAGTCCAACACGATATGAAATTAGAACGTAGCGTCTATGAAATTCTCCAAATACTCGGAATCTCTCTGACCGACAAAACACATCTCAGTGACTTGTTTGACAAATCGAATTTCAAAAATGTCAAAGACCGATATGATTCAAGTGAACCGAATTTATTTAATTTTTAACCTTGTCCATTTTTAGTGGACAGTAGTGTAATCTTTTAATGAATAATGAAGAATGAAAAATCAAGGATTAGCAATGAAAGACCGACCCATTACACCTCAGCAGGTGAAGGCACTGCAAGCCCAATTCCATAAGATGGGTTTTTCCGATGAAGACCGACACGGATTTATCAGTCAGTTCACTTCTGGTCGCACCGACAGCACTGCCGGACTGACGAAGGAAGAAGCAGGGTTGTTGCTCACCCGATTCAACCGTGAGGAAGCCGACCGACTACGCAAACAGGCACGTGCCCTGGTGAAACAGATATTTTCCCTGTCGTTCCGTATATCCTGCCTTAACAAGAACTATACAAACGACACGGAAGCAGATTTTGAGATGAACAAAGCGAAGATTAACCAGTTCTGCCGTACACGCAGCAAGTTCCGCAAGAACCTTACTGAAATGTCGATGGAAGAGCTGAAGGAAGTAAAAAGACAATTTGAGGCAATGGCACGCAAAGAGTGAATAATTAAAAGTTAATAGTTAAAAGTTCAATATGAGAAAGCAATCAGAAATAAACCGTGCCATCGAGCACTTGAAGGCTTGCAACGATAATGTGAGCCGAATACAGTTGGAAGTGCTGGAAACGAAACGCAGCGAATCATGGGTATTCAATCGGTATGTGCGCGACGTTCCGGAAGACGAACGCAACGAAACTCTTTTCTATGCCGCACGCGATGCAGCCCAGTTCCTTGCAGGAAAGATTGGTATCAGTTCCATCTGTCCGGATCTGGAAGACGAACCCGAAGAAGAGGAAGAGCAGGAGGAAACAATTACCCTGAGCCTTTCGGAGTACAAAAAGCTTCTACGACGTTTAGAAAGGGTGGAAAGAAGACTTGGACTGAGAGTTGGAGACGTAGCACCTGTACCTCGAAAAGATATTTCAGAAGCACCGGATGACTTGATAGGGCAGGCTGACGCATGCAGATTGATAGGATGTGGAAAAACAACTATAAAGAGATGGGCTAACAAAGGACTGATAACTGGATACCAAAAAGGACGTAGCGTGTATTACAGCAGAAGAGAACTGATAGGAAGCCCAGTAGTGAAAGATTACAAAGACAGCAAGAAAAAAGATTAAGCTATGGAACAGACAATCGAACAAATTCAGAATGACATTATGAACCGCATGCAGCAGTTTGATTTCTGCGACCGTGTAACGATACTCCGTGAACTGGAAAACTTCTGCGGACAGCAGGCAGACGAAGCCATGAAAATGGAATATGACATGGCGGCAATGGAAGACGAAATAATTGATAATTGACAATTGAGAATTGATAATAGAAAGCGATATGAACAAGAAAGAATGGGAAGAAGTGTTATCACGTGAGGGGAAGATTGACCCCGAAAAGTATGGAATAAGTGTTCCGGGACTTGGTGGAACGCCAAAGTCTACTGTTGATGGACGGGAAACATACAAACGTATCTTCATCCGTCTGCGTACACCACAGGAAACGCTTACGTGTTCACCCATACGCGACGGAGCTGACTTTGCCAGCCGTGCCTCCATCATCGAGAACTGGTTTAACTCCGTGGTAAGGAAAGGGAATTTCATACTCACGTTTGAGGCTTTGCAGGTGACCGATGAGCAGGCGGACGAAATGGAAAAAGAATCTATGAATTACTAATCATTTAAACACTATTTAAAAACCGATTAATTATGGCAAAAAGAACCAAGAAAACAGTAATCAGCGGAGTAAGCCGCGAACAGTACGAACAGGCATTTGCCGAGTTTGCAATGGCCGACGCAAAGGCCCAGTCATTGACCGCAAAAATGGACCAGGAAATGACAAAGATCCGTGAGAAGTACGCCGACCAGTTGGCAGAACTGAACGAAACCAAGGATCGTACATTCGAAGTGATGCAGACCTACGCCACTGAGAATAAGGATACGCTTTTCAGTAAGAAAAAGAGTCTGGAGTCGGCACATGGTATCATCGGATTCCGCACAGGTAACCCGAAACTGAAAAACCGGAAAGGCTTCACCTGGGCAGCCGTAACAAACCTTTGCAAAGAGTTTCTTCCTGATTATATCCGCACCACGGAGGAACTGGCAAAAGACAAGCTTCTTGCCGACCGTGACGTACCGGAAGTTGCAGAACAGTTTGCCAACATCGGCGTAGAGGTGGTGCAGGATGAATCTTTCTACGTAGAACCCAAAAAGGAAAGCGATGCGGTCCAGACGGCCTAAATACACGTATGAACGCCGTGGTCCTCTTTGGATTGTGTATCGGAATGAATACACCCAGTCCACATGTGAAGGCACTCCCATAGCGGAGTGTCATTCACCGGAGGAAGCGAAGGATATGGTTTATAAACTTAACGGATGGAAGAAAAATGGGAAAGTACAGAATTGAAAGAAAATTTATCAAGAAACCTATTCCAAAATATGCATTGGAAGTATCTGGATACTATCACAATAGATTTCCTATTAAATCTCTTACGAAAGAGGAGGCAAAGGAAGAAATGGACATCATCGAAAGATACTTGAACAATTTTGTGTACATAGTTCGAAATTCGAAAAATATTCTTGGTGTAACCCATAAGATAGAACGCACAGATAACCGCATTACGGTATACACGCTCTACGATACACCTATAATCACATTTTGGATTGAGGAGGAAAAGGAAGATGAATAAGTTATTCTGTTGTAAATGTGGAAAAGAGATTAATCCGGATTCAGGATATTACAACGCACCATCCGGGCCTCATTGCATATCCTGTTGGACAGGAAAAGATATAAATGATAGGATAAAAGAGTATGGGAAAGGAATATATGTGATTAAAACTGGAGCTGGAGACTACTTGAAAAAAGGATACCCAAAACTGTCATCTGATTTTTCGTATGAATTATGCTTTGTGAAAGATATTAAAAACGCAAGAAAATTCAGTGGTTTTATAGAAGCTTACAATTTCCAGAAATTGACTCCTTTTTTGGAGAAATGCGAAATCATTAAATTGGAATAGCCATGGCAGAACTAACCTTTAATTCACCCATTCGGCGCGACAAGTGGCCGCGCTGGATGATTAAGCTGCACGAATATCTTAAAAAGATATATGAAATACCTGTAGAAGAGGTAGAACCAGACGATTACGACCGGCTCAAACGGATAATATTTGAAAAGATTGTCGCACTGGGAAATGATAAACTTATTATGGAAGATACGAACATATTCATCTATACCGTCAAAGGAGAGAACGGTTTTGGAGTTGTAGTCGAACGAAACAGCAAAAAAGTAATCACCTATTACCTGGAATAATGAACAATCGCACACAAATTATCCTGTTCACCGCATTTTCCATTATCATCGGGCCGCTGATTATTTTGGGATTCATCCTGAAACTTGCAGGAAGAATGCTCGATATACTTGGCTGGCTCTGCTGGATGGAACCACGCATGGCGAGGAAAGGATGGGATGAACTCGTACATAAAATCAAAGAATCATGGAGCACAAATTAGGAGAAACGCTCATCTGGAACGGACATGCTCTCGAAGTAGTCGAGGTGAAAGACCCGGAAGACCCTTGCAGCGGATGCTATTTTTTTGAGCATGGCATAAGCTGCTACGGGAAAGGACTTGAATGTATGGACGATTCAAGAAGAGACCACACTAACGTAATATTTAAACAATCAACAAAAACAGAAGAATTATGATGCACAACTGGTTTACATGCAAAATCCGTTACGAAAAGACAATGGAAAACGGAATGAACAAGAAAGTAACAGAACCCTATCTGGTAGACGCTCTCAGCTTTACCGAAGCCGAAAGCCGTATCATCGAAGAGATGACACCTTTTATCAGTGGTGAGTTTGAGGTGTCTGGAGTTGCAAAAGCTAATTACAAAGAACTGTTCCCAAGTGAAGAGGAGTCTGCCTGTATCTGGTATAAATGCAAACTGTGGTTTATGACACTCGACGAAAAGACCGGAGCAGAAAAGCGCACAGCATTCAACGTACTGGTACAAGCTTCCGACCTTCGCGACGCCATCAAGAAGCTGGACGAAGGAATGAAGGGTACAATGGCCGACTACGTCATCGCATCTGTTGCCGAAACCGCCATCATGGACGTGTATCCATACGAAGCAGACCCCGATGTGAAACCTGAATTTAATGATGCAGACAGAAGATGAAAACAGAAAAGACCTATATCCATCGCCGCGTATGCCTCTGCCGCCAGTGCGGAGGAACCGGCACAGTGACAGTGTATGCAGAAAAAGATTTTCAGCATCAGTACCCCGAACATAAAGTGTGTCCGCAATGCCAGGGCAGCGGGCGCATCTGGCTCAGCGGAACAGTAATCAAGCAGATTGAACCCTATGCAGAACCAGAACCTTAATCTGTTCAAGCCTCGCAGGGTGGCAGCCAAAGTCCATTACAGCGCAATCAATCAGTTTATGTTTGTATGGATCAAGCACAGCCGCCCATGCGACTTGAAGGTGCAACGATCACAGCAGAACCCGGAATACCTGGGCATCTGCTTCGATGTGGAAAACAACGACACAATCGACATGATGTGTGATTTAAAAACAAGTCTGAAAATTGAGATTATTGATTTATGACGGAAAGAAGAAAAGACGCAGAAATACTAACTGAAAAGGTTGATGAACTTATAAAACTAAGAGACGATTCGACAAGGAGTATATCCATTGAAATAAATCGTCTATTAGAAGAGCGTAGAAAAATGATAGAACCTTTTCAGAAAAAGATTGAGGAGCTGAAAGACGAATATCTGGACAAATATCTTAAAGACAGTAGCGACAATCCTGTTCGGGTTGGAGACGTAATAGCGAAAAATTCAGTAAAATACAAGGTATTAGACAGGTATCAACAGAAGTTCTTCAGTTATTTGGGAAATCCAAGAGTTGAAGTAAAGAAGTATAATAAATATGGAGAACTTAAAGGAGTTATCATCTCATTATATTCTGAAGATTTAAAGAATTACACTAAAGTTTATTGATATATGCAAACATTCGATATTCATACTGGAGGTCACGATTGGGAAAAACAAAATCTGACAACTCAAGGAGTTAAGAAAATGTACGATGTGTATAAATGTAGAAAATGCGGTATCACAGGAAAGTCTTACAGATTAGGTACAATTTCTATCAAAGAATCTGATGTTAAGAAGATGCAGAAGTGTAGCCCAAAGCAGACAAACACATTCAAGCGAATTATGGTTACAGACTGTAAGGCTTTTGGCGATCAGTTTGCGAATATTACACCAGGCAGCAAGCATGACATAGTTCCACCGCCAATAGGTCAAAATAACAAGCGTGGTGAATGGGTGATGGGTGTCGGTGAGCCGGTGCTGTTATTGGCAGGGGAATTTGTTTATTTAAAAGAAGATTAATTATGAACGCAAGAGACCAAAAAAAAGTATGTGATTCAGGTTTTTGGATAATAAGAGCCGGAGAAAGAAATGGGAAGCCAATTATCAAGGCAAAAAATTTTGATAATCCTGACTCATTTGTAACAATTAGAAGTGATTTTAAATCTAAAGCAGAGCGTGACCGGTACATGAAAGAGTTGCTGGAATATGATTTCTACATCGAAGACTAACAAAAAAATCCCCGACACCGCAACCGGATGCCGGGGATTTTCATTTTTAATTATTCATTATTAATTAAATTATGGTTCGCCCAGGTAATGACATATCGCCTCGTGCTGAAGCGGCGTAAGCGTGCGCTGTCCTTTCTTGTAGTGAAGTTCGTCCAGCCTTTTTTGTAAATCTTTGTTGAGAGTAATCCAGCGGCGAAGCTGTGTAACGGCACTGCGGGCAGAAGAGCGGGGAAAATATCGCAGTGCAAGGTCAGTAAGATAAATAGCGTGCATAATGTTTGTGTTTGAATGTAAAGATAATAAAAATATCAGAGAAACAAACTACCCCGTAGTAACAATGCGTTTACTACGGGGTAATTAATCAGTTACTAAGTAGTAATGATGGGTTTACTACGTAGTAGTTAAGGAAGCGGTTCTTCTTTGTCTTCCTGCAAACTTTTCACCTTGTGGAAGCTCAGATTTGCGATGTTAAGCTGGCCTTTCAGCCCGATGCCCGGTCGGAACTGTAGCGTCACCTTCTTAATCATTGCAGAACTGAAGGTGTCTTCCGTGGCGGTTCCTGTGCTGCGAAGCTGAGCCTGAAAGCTTCCCAGGTTCTCCAGCTTCACGATTTGTCCGGCTGCGATGTGCAGGTTAATACGCTTCACCAGTGCACGGATTACGTTCAGCACGTCACCGTCGGTCAGTGTGGTGGCATACGCTATCTCTTCCGACAATTCGTTGATACCAACTGAGCCGGAAGCCTGTGCCTTGGCATAATACTTGTACTCTCCGCTTTCACGGTCCTGCGGATTGAGCATCTTTGCAACGCTGTAATTGATTGCCATAATAGTTTTGTTTTAAAGGGTTGATAATGTGGTTTGCTTGTCATGACACAACAAAACTACGGCAGGAAAATGAGGATGCGTTGAGCAAGCCGCGACACAGTGTGAAAAGATACGCGAGTTCGGGATAAGGATTGCGTAAAAAAATAGGGTAAAACGAGCCAAAATAGTTCGCCTTACCCTTTGCTAA